CATAAAGACGCAAAGAACTTATTTTACGAACTTTTGAAAACTTGAACATGTACTCAGAGATTTATGAACGTATTTCATGTGAGGACGGACGCCCCCCACGCAAGACGCGTGACGAAGGCCTTCCTTTCCTCGATGGAGAGTTTCAGAACAGCTCTATCTATGGGTCAGGACGACTGTCCAGCACATGCTGTGAAGTCCTTCCTCAACCTTGTCTGAAGAACTGTGACGAACTCTCTCGTGGAGTATCGGAATTATCGATGAGTGTCGTCCCTTGCCGTGCGACTGAGGAAGAGCGCTCCATGTGTAGGGTCCACCGAGACCGGTCCTCTGGTGCCGTATTCCCCTCTTCGTCGGATGTAGGCCGCGGCTTTGTTCAAGGAATTGATGAGAGCGTAGGACTTTTGGTTGGGTGCGATGGTCGTGTCCTCATTGAGGACCCCCACCGCATCTCATCATTTCTCCGCGAATGCCTTCTTGAGGGTGACGTCGCCTGGGACGCGTCCCAGACTTGGGCCGATTCAGTGTCAGGCTCATTTTATTATAACACTGCTTCTATTGGGCCTTTGACGGGGTCCTCTGAGATGAATTACTACGTCGACCGATTCTATTTTGATGGGCTTTCGCGCAGTCTTTACTGCGTGGAAGATTGTGGTTATTATGTGAGATATACACCTGGTACCACGAGTCGAAATCTGAAACACTACTATAGGCTCTCTCGTGTAGCGAGAAGTATGTTTGGACCTGGGGCTGTTGTCCCTTGTGTCCGGGAGTCTACTGTTTTGGTTTCAGATGGAGTTATTAGACTAGCGTACCTTATGTGCGCTTTGTCTGGGACAGAGTTTGACTGTCCCCCCCATCGGTTCTGGATAACTGTTGGAGACAAAACACTCACCGGATCCACATTCGCTTGCGCCAGCGCTGACATTTTTGCCACGCTGTTCTCCGCCACGTTCGTGTGTGAAGGTGTGGTCTCCCAGTCGGGTTCCGGATGGGACCAGACACTCACCATTGTTCGCGACCACGCTATCGAGTATGCTGATGCGATGGACTTTACTTATAGTCCGCTCGCGTGGCCTGCTATTGAGTACGTGGCCTCCTATAGATCACTCAGGAATCACCCGAGTGTCTCACGTAGGAGGAAGTGCACACGCCTCCGTAGATTGGCACAGGATATATATTCTGTTGCCGACGATGGAGAGAAGTGGATGTCTTTCATAGTGGGTTATGAGGCCTACCTAGATTCTGTTACTCAAGGTGGTCATGCTCCAGCCAATTCACACCCGGCGCTGGATTATGATCCCATGAGTTTACTGGATAGCCAGAGCAACTGGTTCGGATTCTTTAAAAAAGAGGGTCACGACAGTCCTGCTCACGTTGCTCTTTTCGATAAGTTGAGAGCAATGCCAGAGAATGAAGCTAGGGGGCTCTTCAACACACTTATGGGTGAATTTTCTAAGAATCACCCAAATTTCGCCGAGTTCATGAAACTTTTCGGCGAATCCGTCACGATCGCCGGAGGTATATCGCGTTCTGACAGAGGTCTTCCGAAGGAAGGGCATGAGACGCCTTATGATTGGTTCTACACGCTTTTACCAGGACCATTGAAGAAGGTGGCCGATCTGCCCTATCAGATTGAAGCTCTTTTACGAGTGTGGACCCCAACTTCCGTATTTGCCGTGATTAAGCATTTGTTTTGGGATCCCATCTTCAATTTTATTGTTACGATCGCACTCGCAATCGCCCAAGCGGCGTATGTCGCTAAGTTTGGGGTTGAGAGTACCTTCATAAACATTCTGACGACGATCCAGTTGGTTGCGACGACCTTCAAGATTGGAAGCTCGATTGACGAACTTATTAGGACGTTCAATATGAGTTCCCAGTCTTCAGGCGCGGCCACCATTATCACCACCCTGTTAGCCAAAATAGGTGTTGTTGGTTTTGATGGTCCAACCGTGCTACGCGACCTTGTGAACATCTCTAGGGCAAGTTCAGTCGTGGATGTCTTTTTTGATTCGTTGACATACGTTCTGAAGCTAGCTATCGATTGGATGCCAGGATGTGATGCGTCATTAGGTTGTAGTTCAATTGAGTATGACAAGTTCAGTGAAGAGATGGATTCTATTAATGATGAAGTCGCTCGTGGGACCTTTGGTCTTTGTCTTTCTAATATGGAGAGACTGGAGAGCATGGTCCGTCGCGGTACTGATCTTGCGAAGAGGCTCAACGGTACTAAGCACAGATACGAAGCTGCGACGATCATGAAGATGATTGAGTCGCAGCGTAAGCTCTTGGCTAGTATACGTAGTCAGATGGGTAGGGGCCATATAAGACCTCAGCCCGTCCTGATTGGGCTCTTCGGACCCCCTAATCAAGGCAAGACCGGGGCGTGCGATTACTTGGCTATGGACTATTTGTCCAGAGCTCTTGGGATCGAAGCCAACGAAAGGTCTGTCGGGTCCCTCATATTCACCAAGAACACCGATCCATATTGGGAAGGTGTGAGGCCAGAAACACAAGTCGTCATCTTTGATGATTTTGGCCAAGCTAGGGAGTCAGAAGGGAAGGAGTCCCAGTATGAGACTATCATCCACCTTGTCAACGAACACGGGTATAACCCGAATATGGCGTTTGCTGACAAAGGGAAGATTTCCTTGAGGCCAGGGCTCGTTCTCATGAGCTCAAACCTCACCCGGTTCCAATCTTCGGTGATCAACGAGATGAAGGCTTTCACTCGAAGGTTCACCGACATGTATCAGGTTGTGCTCGAGGTCAAGGGCGTGAAACCAGAGAGGTCTAATTGGAAGTTCCATCGTGTGTCTACGGACGCCTCGGGCAACCTCATTCGATCTGGCGACGCCCCGGTTACCTACGAGTATGTCCTTTCCCAGATTCTCAACCAGAGAGCTGACAATGAGTTGGCTTACCAAATGAAGAGTGCTGAGATGTATGCTGACGTGCCTATAGAGAAGCTGTTTGAGACTTCCTCTAACGATGGGGTCTCCGAACCAGAAGGTGATTTCCACTGGGAACAAGAGCAGTTTCCTCTCATCCCCCGAGACGAAGCGCCACTTTTTGCGATTTACATCGAGAAGTGGATAGAGGGGCGGGACTTGATTGAAGCATGGACTAGTATCCACTACAGTCAGAAGGTTGCTATAACGAACCGACTGTACAAAGAGTGGAAAGAGTCGAGCGAGTCGAAGTTACCTGCTCCAGAGTGGGGGGATACACTTCGCAAGCTGTGCATCAACCCGTACGTCATTGGCGCTAGTGTTGGCTTGGCGGTTATAGGAGCCGCTGGCTACTTCATCAAGCCCATGGTGAGTCAATTTTTTCAGCAGACTGTTCAATCTGTCAACCCCAAGAACAACATGAAGTATATGCAGTTCACCCCTCGAGCGCCCAAGACAACGCAAGGCGCTGCGAGTAGGGACCTCGTAGATCTTATGGCCAACAATCAGTACGAGATCTGGTTGAAGGTCAAGGGGTCCACGACACGCATAGGCTACTGTTTAGCTCTTGACGATAGCAGGCTGATCGGTCTCCTGCATTTTGAGAATGACCTCTGTCACTTTGCTTTGGACAATGGTGCCGATCCTAAGGATGTCGCTATTAGTTTGAGGAGAGGTGATTTGGTCTTCCACACGACCCCGAATGAATGCTTCACCGATTACTATGAGGACAAGGATCTGGTTGTTTTCCACGCTAAGACTTCCTCAAAGGACATCAAGAAGCACTTCGCGCCCGCAAGACTTTTCTTATCTGCAGCGGGACATAGGTGGACCGACAAGCGTTACGTCGGTCACCTCCTCGGCTCCAATGTTTTCAGCTTTGAGGATGCGAGATTTGTGGCTGGAATGCCACACCCGGACACTAAGGTGTTTATCAGAAATATTGTCCAGTATTCTGCTCCTACCGTGGGAGGGGATTGTGGACGACCCCTGGTCCTTGTGCACAACAACACCGCTTACATTGCGGGGTTACACATGGCCGGTGCGGTTTCAAGAGGCATAGGCTATGCCACTGCCTTGTCTGATGAAGACATTTGTAGACTTTTGGGCGAGCCTGCTCCAGAGGTTTATGACAAGGTCGATCTCAAATACGATAAAAAGCTAGTTACGCCGCAGGCACAGTATTCTGCTCCGAGACCTTCCTCCACTACATCCAAGTGTGACATTACACCAATAGGGTGCGATTTCATACCTCGTAAGACAAAGGTCACAGTCAGGAACTCTGAAACGTACGATAAGTCGTTGACGAAGTTCATAACACCAACGAGTGTTGATTGTGACCTGGTTGGATTGCGAGCGTGTGTGGCTGAGGTTTTTAGGGAACTCAGAGACGTCATCGGGACTCCTAGTGCCTCCATTTATTCGTTTAGTGAGGCCCTTTTTGGTGTTCCAAATTCGTGTTTCGATTCCCTCCCTTCATCGACCTCCCCCGGCTATCCGTACAATGCGTATGGTAAGCGGAAGAGGGACTACTTTGTCGATGGGAGGTATGCGAAGCACATTGATGATCTCATGAGTGATGTCCACAGTTTCTTGACTGACCTGAACAACGGGGTCGCTCCCTTGCGTGTATTCACGGATATACAAAAAGTCGAGCGATTGCCTGTTGAGAAGGTTGATTCTGGAAAGTGTAGGCTAGTTTCTGCAGCTCCACTCGACCTTACGATTGTGACGAGAATGTTTTTCGGGCCTTTCGTAGAGGCCATCACGTCGAAGCCGATTTCTTCGGGCACCGCCGTCGCCTTCAATCCTTATAAGGATGCAGGCGATCTTGTTACGTACCTTGAAGAGGTTGACCCAGGCGAGGTTGGCTTTGGCGCAGGAGATTATTCGGGTTTTGACGCATCTGAGGTCCCGTTGATCCATGATATGATCCTCAAAGGAATCAATGATTGGTTTAATGACGATTACTCAGAAGAGAGGGAGATCCTTTGGACATACGTCACTAGGTCGGTTCACATTAGAGGTGACAAGATCAGGTTTTGGAACAAGTCATTACCTTCTGGCCATCCTCTCACCACTATCATCAATTGTTTATACAACAAGGTCGCCATAATGTATGCTTGGTTCAAGAGCAATGACAGCGAATATCGCTGTCTCGCTCACTTCAGGCAGCATGTGCGATTGGTTGTGCTTGGAGACGACAATATCTTTTCTGTCTCTCGTGCTGCACAAGAAGTCTTCAGTGAGAGGACCATTGCTAAGTACGTCGCAGAATTAGGATTGAAGTATACCAGCGATGACAAAGTGAGTGATATTGTGGGCTTGAGACCGATGAGTGAGGTCACTTTTCTCAAGAGGAGATTCTGTCGTGAAGGACCGAGAGGTATTTGGGTTATGCCCTTAGACCTTGATGTTGTTTTGGAGACTGTGATCTGGACAAGGAGAGGCCAAGAACGTGAAGTGTTGCGCTCAAATTTGCTCATGGTAGCACGGGAGCTCTCCCTCCATGGTGAGGACGTCTTCCATGCTTGGATCCACAGGATTGTGAAGTGGTCCGAGATGGAAGGCGTCGTTTCTCTGGATTGGTTCACCAATTTTGAGTTGGTGACTTCTGGGAAAGTGATTGATGCTATGTGCCAGAGTGTTATTCTGAGTGAATCCGCTAGTTGGCGCGTCGACACTGGCGGTGTTACAGGCGCACATCAGGACGAGATTGAGACCCCCGACCTGACAGAACATTACAAGTCTCTTGAGGAGGAGCGGCTTTCTGCCGCTTCACAATCTTCGGGTCTCACCAACCCTAATTGGTGCGGAGGGGGGATATGGCAACCTCCTCTTGAGCCCAGCGTGGACATGCTTGCTTCTGGGATGAAGTTGACGACTCATAATCCCCTAGATTCGCGCACGTTGCCCGGAGTATTTACTCTTACTAATCAGGACGGGAAGGTAGCGCTCCTACCAGTGTCCAGAGAGTCGCAATCTGGTTATCCTAAGTCCGGGAACACCAGAGATATTAGGACTGCAGCAACTTTATCTATTGAAGAACAAGCCAACCCGACCGGCTCATTAGGTCAGGACGTCCTCAGTGGTGGGGACGTTAACCAATCCACCACAAGGTTCACGAGCGACACAGGCGTTGTGATTGCCGGTCCTACTGCTGTAAAGGGTATCGACTTAGACATTGTCGAGTCATGTAATATATCCGGTTCAGAGGACGTTGTCGGCTTTGTTAAACGCCCGTGGTTGTTGACGAAGGGCAGTTTCACGACTGCAGACCCACTTGGGGTCCTCACGAGATTGGGGGACCTACCCAGTGCGCTTCTCAACACAAACGCTACCTTGGTGGCTAAGCTTGCCAGGGTTTTTCTCGCTCGTATGGACATGGTTGTGACACTCACGGTCAATGCCACCAGGTTCCAGCAGGGCAGGTATATTCTTGCTTGGTTACCTTACGGTGGCTTGACCGCCACTGGACAGACGGCTGGAGACAAATCGTTTCTTCAGCATGCTTTTTGTCTGGCCACAATCACGCAACTTCCTCATATTGAGATTGACATTTCTCAGCAGTCCACTGTTCAGCTGAGGATACCCTTTTCGTCGGCTGACATGTGGTACCAGCTTCGCAACCCAACAGTTCAGCTAGAGCTTGGGACGCTTTTTCTTGCCACTTACTCCCCACTCGTCGCAGCCTCAGGTCTCACGTCCGCAGACTGGTCAGTGTACGTTAGTTTCGAGAACGCACAGTTTTCGGGGATTACGACACAGGGAGGATGGTCAGTGCGAAAGGAACAGAAGAACCTTGGTATTGCTCCACTTTCTGAAGGCTTGGGTACTGTTGCTAAAGGCATGGCTATGCTTGGACGTGTTCCAGTTATTGGTCCTGCTGCTGGCGCAGTTAGTTGGGCTGCTGATGTTATGGCTTACGGAGCCAAGAGTCTCGGGTTTTCTAAGCCCAACGTGCTCAGCGCTCCTTCTAGGGTGCACCGTAGTGCGGCTGTGTATGACACGAACGCTGATGGTGCCATCACTGGACAGCCTATGGGTGTTTGGTCAACCAATGAGGTTGTCGCCTTTCCAGGCCTCGGGACAAGCAGCATTGACCAAATGTCTATTGATTTTATCAAAGGACGTTTTGGTTATGTTGGCAACTTCTCGTGGTCAACGGCGAACGCTTCTGGTACAACTCTTTATCAGGCGGGCCACAATCCTTATTCCTACCCTGTTGGTGTGGATATTGGTTTTGTGTTTCCGCCAGTCACGATGTTGGCACGAAGTTTCGCTATGTGGAGAGGTTCTCTTAGGTTTAGGTTCAAACTGGTAAAGACTGAGTTTCATTCAGGTCGTATCGTTGTGGCTTACAATAGCTTTGACGGACGACAGACTAGTCTTGTGCCAACGTTGGCCCAGACCGATTCCCTGTGGAGGGAGATTATTGATATTAGAGAGACGTCAGAATTTGAAGTCTGCGTTCCTTACGTGTCTGGTTCTGCTTGGCGTTTCAGCCAGAACTCTGATACTGTGGGTCTGCTCACTGTCCATGTTCTGGATGCCTTACAGGCTCCGAACACGGTCGCGAGTTCTGTCACGGTCCTTGTTGAGATCGCGGGTGGTGACGACTTCGACGTCGCCGTCCCTCAGGGTGACGTTTACGTCCCTTACGTACCCCTAGCGGTCAAGGCTCAATCCGGCTATAAAGTCATTGAGTGCGATGATCTGGGTAAAAGTAAATTGCCCAGCACCATCCGCATTCATGAGACCACCGTCGGAGAGAAGATCGGTTCGATTAGGTCTCTCTTGAAGGGCATTTCGCGCGAATGTTCCTACAGTACCAAAAACCCCACCACTACTATTGGAGTGCCGGCCACGAGTTACATTACGGTTTATCCGTTCGTGTTGCCGCTCCCGGTGCAGACAGCGGCCGCTGCACCATATCTCAACAAGAGCATTTTCCTTCCCGATAGGATCACGCTCTGGTCGTATTGCTACTTGTACAGCACTGGTTCGGTTCGTTTCAGAATAGAACCAGACGTTTCCTTCAATTCGGATGCCCAGATTTTCTTAAACAATACTGGGCCTCAGGATTTGTATTCCACAGATCTTATCACGAATTACGCTGTCAAGTCTTGGGCTAACACCCATTCAGCATCGGGGACAATCGAAGGGAACATCCACGACTTTGTCATTCCAACGTTTAACCACAAGTTGGCTCGTGTGAACGCATCTCTGATAGCGAACACGAGTACTGGCAACGTCGGGGTGATCAATGGGGCCTCAGGGGTCGCGATGGCATTTTCTGTCATCGCTGGCTCCTCACCGGCGTACAGCGCCAGCGTGAGCAGAAGTGCGGGAGATGATTTCGCACTATTTGGCTGGCTAGGTACGGTCCCCATGGTCTCCCGGAGCACTAACTGATAGAACTATTCAATCTGGATTTCCAGGTTTGCCGTTTGATGACAGTGGTTAGTGCCCTGGGTTTTCCGCACTACCACCGGTATTCTATAAGTGCTCAAAGCAACGGTCTTTTTAGCCAAGCGCAGGCGACCCTGTTTGAGACCTCCCTCTCCCACATAAGCTCATAATTGTGGGAGATTTTCAAATCATTGC